TATGTAAATCCTAATGATGTAGTTATAAGTGCAGTTACAACGGCATCGGGAAACAAATTAGCAAAACGATCTTTTATAAATCTTAGGTCAGGCAAAAAAGAAACTGGTATTGCTAGTGATGCAAGGGCAATAGCTAATGAATTTGGTACTGCAAATATGGGGGCAAAACCATTTTTGCGACCTGCATTAGAAAGTTCTACAGGTGTTGTAGTAGATGATTTATCAGTATCACTAAGAATGGCATTAGAAAAATACAAATCAAAACAAAACAAATAAGGAGTAATACATGAGTAACCTATCTTCTGCATTTGGCAAGAAGTTTAATAAAGATATTATTCGCACACGATCATTTGACTTTAATGGTCATACATTTAAAGTGCGAGTTCCGCTATCGGCAGAATACGAATCTATTTTAAAAGAAACTCAAGAAATAGATGAGGCTAAAGTAGATAAGTATTACAACGAATTATCTAAAGAGTTTATTGAAAAAAAAGACACAATTAAACCTGAAGATGATGTAATTTTTAGTGATGCAGATATTGTGGTTCAAGGCAGATCATTAAAAGAAACTGCTAAGAATAAAATTCTTACAAATAACAGAATTCTAGCCATGATTAAACTGCTAGTTCCTGAAGAAAAAGATTTTGACATGACTACTATTACATACGAAATGGTAGATGAGTTATTTCCATTTAGTGTGCAATTAGAACTGCTAGAACGCATTGGTGATGTAATCTCTCCTAGCTATAGCACCACAAAGGGAAAGTAGTTAGGTCTGTCCGTAGGCAAGTTAAAGCTTATTTAACCGCACATGGAACAGACCCTGATGCCGTAGATGAAGAAACGCTAAATGATATATGTATTATGTATCACGATGGCTTAATTGGTAATCTAGGAATTATTCAAATACTAGCAAGCCACACAACTGGCTTCTTTAATTCTATGTTGCCTAAAGGCAAACAACCATATAAACTAAAGGATATTATTCCTAGTCAATATGAATATTTGTATCCACCGCTATCAGAACAAGACAAGAAAGATAAGACAAATAAAGATTTAATTAATTTTATAAAGAGCAAACCAAAAGCTCCACAAGAATTGTTTAAGGATAAGTAGATGGCACAAAATATAGCAAGACTTGGAGTAGTATTAGGACTCTCAACGGCAGAGTTTACTAAAGGTCTAGGCAATGCAACTGTTGCCCTATCTCAATTTATAGAAAAAAGTAAAACGCAGATTGCTATAGGAACTGCAGGTATGACCGCATTAATCGCTAAAACTGTAGCGTATGCGGATAAAGTAACTGATCTAGCAGAAGCTAATGATATGAGTATTAGCTCTGTTATGGCTCTTAGTTCAGCATTAGCCGTATCAGGTGGTAGTGCAGATAACGCAGGAAAACTATTAGCAAGTCTTACTAAAAAAATTGATGATGTAACGCAAGGAGTTGAATCGGCACAAGAGCCTTTTGAACGATTAGGTATTACTCTTAAAGAAATAGCGTCATCATCTAACGAAGAATTGCTAAAACGAGTAGTAGGTGTTTTAGCAAAAATGGAAGATCCAGTTAAGCGTAATGCTATAGCTATGGATTTATTTAGCAAGGCAGGAAAGAATATATCTTGGGCTTCTTTTAGTGCTGAATTAGAAACTGCAACTGCACGATTTAAAGAGTCTGAAGAAGGCATTAAAGCTATGGCAGAAACTGCCGATATGCTTAATATTATTTGGACTACGCTAATGGCTAATATTGCTAAGAGCATAGGTACAGAACTTAAAGCTACTGTTGAATATCTTGGCAAAATACAAAATCAAATAGGTGTAGTAGGAACAGTATTTAAAACTGTATTCCAAGCAGTAGCGGTGTTAGGCTCAGATTTATTATTTGTATTTGAAAGATTTGTTGCCGTATTTGGCAGATTTGAACTTGGATTTTTTGCATCTAAAGAAGCAGTAAAGGCTTTTTGGGAGTCATACAACAAAGAATCAGAAGAAGCAAGAAAAAATCTTGATTTATTTCAAGCCAAAATATTAGGATTAAATAAAAGTTCAGATGCTGATGCACAAGAAGGATATGGCAAAGGTGCAAAATTAGCTACAGAAAGAGTAATGGAGTTAAACAAGCAACAACAACAAATGCTTGCTATGACAAAATTAATTTCTGTTGAATATGAAAGACAACAACAATTTGCATTGCAACAATTACAAACTAGAAATGCAATGGCAGGCAGAACTGAAAATGAAAGAAGAATTCAAGAATCTGTTAATAAAGTATTAGAAGAAACAAGCAAAAAAATAGATGACATAACTAAACGCAGAGAAGAAGCGGTACAAAGAAAAGCTGGTACTGAGGTTATTGCTGAGTATGATAGACAAATAATAAAGATACAAGAAATTGGCGATAGGTTTGCAAACCTTACTCGGTATCAAGAAACACAAGCAATACAAGCACAACGCACTTTTGAATATGGATGGAATAAAGCATTTAAACAGTTTGCAGAAGATTCTTATAATTACGCAAAAATAGCAGATGATGTATTTAAATCAGTAACAAATTCTATGAGTTCTGCAATAGACAAATTTGTAGAAACAGGCAAGTTTTCATTTAAAGATTTTGCACAGAGCGTTATTCAAGATTTAATAAAAATACAATTAAAAGCACAGGCAACACAAATATTTAGTAGTTCAGGTGGTGGTGGGCTTGGTGGTATTTTTAAAGGATTATTTGGTGGTGGTGGTAGTCCTGATGTATCAAGTATGGCAGGTTATAGTTTATTTGCTGATGGTGGTCATATAAGTGCAAATCAACCTGCGATTGTTGGCGAAAATGGTCCTGAATTATTTATTCCACAACGAAGTGGGGCAATAGTTCCTAATCAACAAATGTCAGGCATGGCAGATAGTCAACCAACCATTGTTTATAACGGACCATACATTCAAAATATGTCTGCTATTGATACGCAGTCTGCAACGCAATTCCTTGCAAAAAATAAACTATCAGTATGGTCTGCTAATCAATCTGCAAGTCGTAGCCTACCTGCATCGAGGTCATAAATGAGTTTAACAACTATTCTTTCTATTAGCGAATCCGTAGGCATTAATGACCATCGTTTTATTGGTCAAATGATTAGCCGTAACCAACGCATTAGCACAAGCGAAATACAAACAGTAGTGCCTTTTGCTTTTGAGATGAAGCCAATGAATTACTTGCTCTATTCTGAAAACAGAGTATTGCTTAATTCTTTGCGTATTCCTGATAAAGGTCTTGAGCAATATCTTAACTTTGGTGTTACAGGATGGGAAAACTATATTGCTTACCAAGGCGATATGACATCAGGCGAAATAGATGCTACTGAATGGCAGACAAGTTCGGCAAACAAAACACTTGTATTAGGTTCTTTGCCTAGCATGGGTGCAAGTGAATATATTGTTCGTGTAGGCGATTTCTGCCAAGTAGGAAGATATGCGTATATAGCAACTGCTGATGTAACAAGGGGTGCAGGCTCTACAGTTAATATTCCTGTGCATAGAAACCTTATTACTACTTTAACAAGTCCTGTAGGTGCAGTTATAGGTCAATATGGAACGACTATATCACTAGGTGGTAGTTCTTATACAGGAACAACTTTTCCTGTAATACTTAGAGAATATCCAACCTACACTCTTATACCTATGACTAATGATTCGTTTATTCAATGGTCAGGCAACTTTTCTGCATTTGAAAGCGTTTTATGAGTAATGTAATAGCACCTGTAGAAAATACAAACAATATACGATATGCAGATTTTGTTCGTGTAACAACTCCTTCTGCTACATATCGGTTTGCTACAACTGCATCTGCATTAACAATTCCTGCCGTAGATGCACAACCATTTAATGCTCTTGGTCAATTAATACAGGTAGGCGAAGTACAAAGAGATATTAAATCTACTGCCAATGAAACTACTTTTACTCTTGTAGGTATTGATACTGCAATGCTTGGTTGGGTATTAGGTCAAGAAATTAAAGGTTCACAAATAGAAGCATGGAAAGGC